TCGGGCATTCTCCAAATGATGCTGTACGAGCATGGCGATTTGATTTTCAAGGCCGGACACCGACGTTTTCATACCGTCCATCCGGGTGCCTATCGCTTTCATGTCACCCCGCAACTCTTCAAGAGAAAGCTGTATGGCGTGCATGGTCTTGCCGTCGGGAACCGTTTCCATCCGGCGCTCGAGCTCTTCGACGCGATCTCCGAGTTCGGCCACGGTCTTTTGCGTGTCGTGGTGTTCCGCTCTGGTCGCAAAACGTCGGGACAGGTGATAGACGCCCCATCCGTAGACGAGTGTGGCGAGTATTCCGAGCACCGGCCACCAGCGGTCAAGCTCAGTCAGTATGTCGGTCACGGGAGCCTCCATCATTATAGAAGGTAATGAGCGCCCGATACCCGGCTTCGAGCTTCCGGCAATACCCGCCAAAATCCCGAACATGCGCGAGCACGTCTTCCGGCGTCGCTAGTGCGTCTTGCCGTACCCCGGCGTGAGCGGTTCCGGCGGAACCGGGAGCGTCGTCAGCGCCGCCGGGGGCGGAGCCTTCGTTTCCGGCGCTATAATAGGAACCGGCAAGGCCGAGGGCCTCGTTGTACAGGCGCACCCACTCACGAGACAGGCCAGCACAATCACGGCGAGCCTTTTCTGAAACATCCCTGATCCTCTTGTTGATGCTGGCGCGCTCGGCGTCCAGTTCGGCGGTTTTCGCGGCGAGCTCTCGGGCGAACTTCTCGCCCCGCGCCGTTTCCGCCGCCAGACGCTCGCGGGCGTTCTTTTCGGCGGCGGCCACGGCTTCGGCGCGGGCGCGCTCCTGCTCGGCGTGGGCGGCGTTGATTGAAGCGACACGAGCTTCATAGACGCGGCTGGTCACATAGTCGCCCCGTGCATACCCGGCCAGAAAAGCAAGTAGGCATACTATCAGGGGGATAGCCGCATCCATAAGCCAATCGACAATCTTACTCGGCACAGCTCACCCCCGGACCCCAGCCCGCCCGGACATACGCCGCCTGCCTCTCGAAAATGTAGGCGACATAGCGGCGGTTTTCCCGGATCGCGCTTGCCCTGCGCCCCGCGTTCACGGTTTCGACGCTTCCAAAGTAGCGATCTGGATCGAGCCCCTTCTTTGCGGCGAGGTTCCGATCCCGGTTCACCCAGCCCGCGCCGCCGTTGTAAGCTGACAGCGCAAAAGCCATGCGATCGCAGGGGATAAGGCTTTTCCCGGCGCTCATGGCGCTCATGCGATCCCAAAGGTATTTATCGTAGACGACGCAGGCCCGAAGGCTCCAAGCTGGTTTGAACGGCTGGGGATTGCCGACTTCCGGCGCAACGGTGGGAAGCCACCGGGCCGTCGACGGGATGAACTGCGCCAGCCCTTGCGCGTTCGCCGCCGACACAGTGTCGTTTCGCCACCATGATTCCGTATGAATTTGGGCTGCGAAGATGGATACCGGGGCGTTCAGCCCCCACGCGGCGCGGGCCTCCCGGATGAGCGTCGCCCGGTACTGGAGCGCCGCGCGGGGGATGGCCACGGTCTTTTCCGGGACGGCGGCATGGGCGAAGGTGGCGAATAAGGCCAGAAACACGGCTCCGACGACGGCGCACCCGACGGAAAAGGCCAACCCAACAGCAAAAGCCTCAATAATTTCAGGGAGGCGCTCTTTGATACGGCATCGCATGGCTACAACCCTAGACACATGCCGAGGATCACCATGCCCACCATGATCCCACGCCGGATTGTTGCTACGACGAAGGCGCGGAGATACCCGGCGCATATCTCAAAGTCGACCTCGTCGTCCCCACCGTCGGCGTCGGGATTGCGGAGCCAGTCGGTTTTCAGATACCCGGACGGTCGGGCATAGGGGAAAATGGCCCGGTCGATCCACACGCCGATGCACGCGGCGAAAGACACCAGTGCGGCCTTGTACGCGATAACCGGGAGTTGCTGGGGAGAAATGACGGCAAGGAACGCAAGGATCAGGACGGTGACGAGGCCGCACAGAGCCAGCCAGCGGCGGGCGGAAAAAAGGCGTTTGAACATAAAAAAACCTCCTGTGACGGCACACTGTCACAGGAGGTTTTGAATGTTTCCCCGGAAGAAGTTCCGTCAAAAGAAGGAAAGTTGGCGGGGGCCGGACTTGTGGCTCCGAGCCACAAGTCGGACGTATCGCTCGGTTACGCCGAGTTCAAGCGCGATCTGCTCGTGCGGCTGCCCCGTCTCAAGCTTCCGGGCAATGGCGGCCTTGTACGGCTCGCCACGGCGTCCGTTGGGGACTGTGATCCGAAGCCCGCCGTACTCGGCAACCAGCGCGGACAGGGCGAATACGCCGAGGATGCGCCCAAGCTGGCACGCCGGATCAGCCCGTCTCGGCACATATACAGGAACGCCGCCATACGAACGGCACAGTGTCTCCGCCGCCGTGTGCCCGATTACTTCCTCAAGCTCCGGGCGGCTTACCCATGTTTCGGCCATGTGCATATCCTCCACGGTGATAAGGGGACCGAGTAGAACATACACAAAAATTTTATGATTTGGGAAAAATTACACTTTTTGACCGATCTGCCGGGAAATGTGTAATTGGAAAACCGGAAAACAGACAAAAAAAGCCGCCCGAAGGCGGCATGAGGTACAAAATTATTCAGTTCTTTCTCGTGATGCGTTTTCATCTTCCTGCTTGCTGGCTGAATCCAAGGCGGCTGTTTGGAAAGACATAGAACCTTCACGTGGCTTGCCTATTCCCTGTACAAAACCCTCCTTAAACACTCCCCCCTGAAAAGTAGCCGTCAACTGCAAGGGGATCGGTGGCAACGCCTCTTCTGATTTGCGTCGAGCACACCTGTGGTAAAAGTCTTCCAACGCAGCCTCTTCTAGCCAAACTAAAGAAAACGTGCGTTTCTTGTCGGCAAAGGTGATGGTCACTCTATCCTTTTCTCGATCTATTAGGGAAACAACATAATCTCCATCTATAAAATAGCGCCGTTCTTCTGCGACCTCTTCAACGGGTTTCACATTTTTAAAAAGGCTTTTCGCTGTCGACGCGGATACTTTTATATCATCTATGGCAATTTTATCTTCTTTTTGCATCTTACTAGCCAGATAAGCTACGGGAGCGGCCGTCTGTTCGGCCAGATCAAAAGCGCGATCAATGGCATGCATGGCGTCTTTACGAATAGATTCATCTTGTAAACGTTCCTGAGCTTTTAACTCTATTTCGGCTCTTTTTTCTTCTTTGAATTTTTCAAAGGCTATTTCAGCAGATATTTTAGCAGTCTGGGCTTGAGTGTCGCAATAATGCCAAAATCCAATACCGGCTGGAACAGCCAAAATAGCCGCTATCGAAATAATGGCCCATTTTTTGTCTTTGGATTCCATATTAGCCCACATATCTTTAAAAAAAGCCTTGATACAGCTACAGCCGGGCTCGATAGAAACGGTTACCCTGAGCCCCGTTTTGTCCATAACCGACGTGTTATATTTGACTTTGTGTTCCGAGTACTCACCATACGCCGCTATGAGTGCTTTCTGAAGCCTTATAACAAATTCGGCTACCTTGTAGTCAAGCCTGCCATCCCACTGCTTGCCCACCAGCTTGATTGAAAAAATAGTTTGTTCGGAAAATTCAATAGATTCCCAAGAAAAATCTTTTTCCCAGCTGGCAATATAGGCGTCAATGGCCGTATCAAAATCTCTGACAACCAATGTATCCATTCACGTCCTCCCCGTAAATGAGTACACACGGCATGTGTGCACTTTGTCTACCATAAAATTTTTCTGTTGTAAGACTGACACATGTCAGCATCCCGCCCGGCGCTCACCGCGCTGGCCCCTCAACTCTTCCACGCCTTCATCACGTTAAACGCTGTCCCACCTTGCCTTATCGTGATTATCGGTAGCCCTCTTTTCCATCTTTCGCAGTTCCTCGTTTTCGCGTTCAAGCTCGCGGATACGGGAAAGGTGTCGCTCGGCTTGGACACGGAGATCGGCGTTTTCCCGGATCAAGGCATTGTTTTCGTCTACTGCCCTCAAATATCGGTCAAGGATGTCCGTATCCCCTGTTTGTCCGACACGTCGGACATTTTTGTTTTCTTGTAAATTAATATTTTCAGTATGTTGTATTTTTTTCTCTTCTTTATTTGTCCGACCGTCGGACATTTTCCCCTCTGATAAATTCTTTTTTAAGCCTGCCTGAAATTGGGGAGAAACCTTTCCTAAATCATGTATGGAAGCTAATAATTGTGCGCTATTACTAGATATATCGTTAGCATCGCATGATTGTTCGTCTCGGTACATCGGGCCTGTGCCATTTAACAGCCAGTCACGGCATAATTTTTGATCCAATATCAACCTTTCAAGGAAAACGGGATCTGCTTCGCGTAGTCCATCTTCATACCTCTTCAGGGTAACAGGACTTATGCCTAGCCGTTTAGAAAAGACTGCACGAGAGATGCCTTGCCGGATCATTTTTATTCGTTGACCTAAATTTTTCATAGCCTGCTCGTATGTTTTTTTGATCCGTTGGTTGACTTTTTGATCCTATGGATCTATTTTTGATCCAACGAACCACGAAAAACCACAACTTCCAAAACCACCCCTACACGGAACCGAGAAGGGGCGCAAGAAAGGGAAGGGTTATGAACCAGACAAACACTCGAAGGACGGACATTCCGCTGACGCTCCGGGAAAGCGTGAAGGACGCCTTTGCCGAGCGCGGACTCAGCATTTCCCAGTGGGCTCGCAAGCACAATCTCGCCCCGCAGTACGTCTATGATTTGTTGAATGGCCGGACGAACGGGGCGCGGGGTGAATCCCACCGGGCAGCCGTGCTCCTCGGCCTCAAGGAAGGCGTCATCGAAGAGCGGGCGGCGTCATGATGCACCCCGTCAGTTGGAACATGGCGAGGCTCATGCGGCGCATCAGGCGCAGGGACATGAAGATCGGAAAACTGAAACGGGAGCTTCGCAAGCTCCGGAGGAGACAACGCAAGATGGAAGAGGAACGCAAGGCCGTCATCACCGTAGCGGAAAACGGAGGGATAGACGTAGAGATCGAGTTTTTCCCTGACGCCGGACGTGTTGGCATCTGCGGAGAACTCGCCGCGATCGGATTTGGGGCCATCGTACAGGCATACGGTCGGTTTAAAGACGAAGAACAGGCCGAAGAATAAGGAGAAAATCATATGACCCATAAAGACGGCTACACGCTCTGCAACTTCTGCGGAAGCCATGAATCACGGGGTGACGTTTCTGGTCGCCGGACAACAGGACACCCATATCTGCGACTGCTGCGCGTGGGACTGCGCCATGCTGATCTATGAAAAGATGAAGGACCGGTACAACGGGGAACAGACCGACACCGTTATGGAAAAGCCCCAATACCCGAACTTTCCCTACTTTAAGGAACTCCCCGAAAACGAACAATCCGCCTTGGAGGATGAAGATGAATAACCTCACCGCAACCACCCTCGCGGCTCATTTCCCCGCCGTGGCTCCGGCAATCTTCCGGGCGCTCGAAAACGAAAAGCCCCTCACCGCTGACACGGTGAAGGGCAATGAAGGAAAAAACGAAAACACTGTTCATTCCGCTTGGCCTGTTACCATACTCGACACCCCGGCGCAACTCCCGCCCTTGGCTGCAAGGATCGACGGCTTGGCCTCCCAGATCGCGCAGATCGTCGACGGAACCGTCAGCATGGGCGTGGAAATGCAGCTCATCATTCTTGCCTTCAACCTCGCCGCCGTCGCCGAACAGGTGGCGCATATGGAAAACAATCTGGAGGTGCCCGCATGACCGAAAAGAAGAAGCTCACGCAGCTCGGGCGGGCGTTCCTGCTCATCGAGACCTTGGCCCCGCACGTCGTGACCGGACTTTCCGTAACTGATCTTTCCGTCACCACAGGCATTTCCGCTCCGAACGTCTGCCGAGACATGGACGCCCTTGCCGCCGAAGGCATGGCGCAAAAGCTCGAAAGCGGGCGCTGGGCGCTTACGTCAAGGCCGCTCAAAGCCTACCGAGCCTACGACATAGCCCTCCGCAACCAGCAGCAGCGGCAGGACGACTTCAAACGCAACATCGAAACCGGGGCCTACAGGCTTCTCGGATAGGAGACACTTCTATGACCGACACCGTTATTTCCACCCCCGCCGTCTCCAAACAGCCCGATCCAGAAAAAGAGCTTCAAGACGTCCGGAGCAGCACCGTCTCCGTCCGTGCGGAAGACTACGTTCTCGATCTTAGATTTCAGCAGCAAGTTGGGCGCGTACAAGGGTTTCGAGCGGCTGCCTCCGGCCTTAATCTCGGAGTCATTCACTGGTTTTCTACTATGAAAGCCAGTGGTGATTACAAAGGCCGAACCTTTGAAATAAACGGAGAAATCCATTCCCCGAAAACATTTGATGAGTTGTGCGACGCAATGGGTTTCTCCCGCCAGAGTATCTATGAAGCCCTCCAAAACTACGCCACGTTCGGCGAGGAACGCCTGACGGAAATCCGCAACCTTGGCCTTACCGTGCGGGACACCCGTAAAATCCGCAAGGCCATCAAGGATGTGGACGAGGACACGAAAAAGGAAATCTTCCGGGAGCTCAAGAGTTCCACGCCGGAAGACCTTCGCGTCACCATCGACGTCATCTGCGCCCAGCACGCCAAGGCGCAGGCCGACAACAAGAAGCTCGAAAAGGAAGCCGAAAAGCTCAAGGAAAAGGTCGAAACGCTCGAAAAGGACAAGGAAGCCCAGCAAAAGGTGGCGCAGGAGCGAAACGACCAGATCGCGGCGCTGAAAGAAGAGCTCATCGTGGCCACATCTTCGGCCATTGCTGACGTTGAAGTCAAAAAGATGAAGAAGAACGCGAAGAACCGGGAGATCATCGACGAAAAGTGCAGAGACGCCGTTTTCGCCGTGGCGAACCTTGCGGCGTTCGGTTCGTCGGTTCTCGACGACGATGAAAATTCGGAAGAGACGGCGGCCTATGTCCACGAGCGGATTTCTTCCGCCGTGCGGGGCATGGCCGCGCATATTCTCTCCGCCGGGATCGACGTGGATCTTACGGCGGAGCTTGTGCCGGACTTCGGCCCGGATGTGGATGGGGAACCGTTCCCCGAAGCGGACAATCAGGAAACGACCGACTAGGGGTTTGCCATGCCTTCCACACCTTCAACCGAACAGCTTCGCCTCATAAGCGACGCGGCCCGTGCGCTCGAAAAGGCGGACCCGTGCAATGGGGATCGCAGGCGCATCGTGGCACGGCTTGCCGAAACGCTGAATCGCTCCCTGAACACCACCTACAACTATCTGAAAAAGTACGGCGGGTGGGAGAGCGGCAAAAAGCCACGTAAGGACAAGGGCGAGACGTGCGTTCCCGAGGCGCTTTGCCGGAAGATCGCGGGACTCGTCATCTGCGGCGACCGCGCCAACGGCAAAAGGCCCATGTGCATCAAGGACGCCGTGAAGCGCTGGGAGGCGAACGGGGAAGGCATCGCGGACCAGGAAACAGGAGAAGTCACCATGCCGTCGGTTGAAACCATCAGCCGCGCCATGCGGCGCTACGGGTGCCACCCGGATCAGCTCAGGGTGGCGAGCCCGTCCGTCCGTATGCGGACGGAGTACCCCAACAGGCTCTGGCAGGCCGACGCCTCGGTATGCGTCCTGTACCGCATCCGGGGCACCGGAAATATCGGGCTCATGAAGGAAGAGAGCTACAACGAAAAGAAGCCCGAAAACCTCATCAAGATTAGGAATACGCGCATCGTGCGCTATATCGTGGTCGATCACTGTTCCGGCAACTTCTACCTGCGCTATGAGCAGGCCGCCGGAGAAGACGCCAAGGGGTTTCTCGATACGCTGATTGATGCCATTACCGACCGGGGGCCGCAGGACGTCATGCACGGCGTCCCGGAAATCCTCTACACCGATCCCGGCCCCGGCCCGGCCTCTTCGCTCGTCACAGGCTTTTGCGGGCAAATGGGGATCACTCCGGCGCAGCATGTGCCGGGAAGAGCCCGCGCCACCGGATCGGTCGAAAAGTGTCAGGACATCGTCGAATGCAAGTTTGAAAGCCGCCTGCGCTTTCTGGAAGTGCCTGACGTCGCGCAGTTGCAGGCGCTTGCGGATCGCTGGCGCAGGTATTTTTGCGCCACGGCGATCCACACCCGGACGAAAAAGACCCGCAACGACGTGTGGCTTTCCATTCCTGCGGAGAAGCTCCGCACGGCTGAGGCCGACGTCATGCACTCCATTGCGGCGTGGGGCGAGGTACGGTGTCAGGTGAAGGACGACTTCACGATAAGCGCCGACACCCGGACGCATTACGGCGTCCGGCGCTACGATCTGCGTGAACTCGGCTACCACGGGCTGCAAGTCAGGGACTCCGTATCCGTCCGCCTCAATCCCTACAAGGCCCCGAGCATCATTGCCGTCATCGAAAAGCCCGACGGGGAAAAGGTTTCCTTTGAGGTGCCTCCCATGCAGTTCGACGGCGCAGGGTTCGATCTCGGCGCTCCGACCTTCGGGGAAGGCTTCAAGGCCATGCCGAAGACGCGCGCGGAAAAGACCCTCGAAGCGATCAAAAAGGAAGCCTACGGCGTTCAATCCGTGGAGGAGGCCGACAAGATGCGCCGGGCAGGAAAGCCCGCCTACGCCACGATCGACATCATGGCGGACGTGAAGGAAGCGCCCGTCTACTTGAAGAAGGCCGGGACGCCTTTGCCTCTCGAAGAGAAAAAGGCCGACGTGCCGCCGATGAAGCGGCTCTCCTTCGCTTTGATGATGCGCCGGGATCATCCGGATGTCTGGCGCGACGACAACACCGACGAATGCGCGGAATGGCTGCGGACACGGTATCCCGACACCGTACCCGGAAACGAGATCGAGGCCGTGGTCGAACGGATGCGCGAGAAGTTCGCGCCGAAACGTGCCTGGCGGCTTGAGTTCCGGCCAAATGAAGGGAGGGCGGCATGTGCCGGATAATCCCCTACGATCCAACCGTAAAAGATCTCTTTGAAGAGGCGGAGCTCAGTCAGCGCGAGGCCGCCGCAAAGCTCGGTGTCTCCCCGGCGCTCGTCAATCAGCTTTTGAACCGGGGAACCCTCCCGAAAACGGGATGGGCCGGACTCAAAAAAGGGCTCGCCTCTTTGCTTGAAGAACGCGGCGTACAGCCCGCCCTTGTCGACTATGCTCTCGGCAAGCTGGAACGGCTTGCCGGGGATGAAGATACCCCCGCCGGGGATACGGCGGAAAGCGAGGAACCCATGATCTTGAAGAAGCAAACGCTCACGATGAAGACACGGCAGGCATTCGGCATCGTCAAAAACCCCTTTGCCGATCCGCAGGATGCCGCCGACGTCTATCTTTCGCCTAAAATCCGGTATGTCCGGGAGATGATGTATGACGCCGCGACGAACGGCGGTTTCCTCGCCGTGGTGGGCGAGTCCGGTTCCGGGAAGTCCACGCTCCGGGAAGAACTTATCGACCGCGTGAAAAACGAAAACGGCAAGACCGTCATCGTAGAACCGTACACGCTGGCAATGGCCGAGAACGAATCGAACGGCAAGCCCATGCGCTCCCAGCACATCGCCGAGGCCATCATCAGCACCATCGCCCCCGGAACTTCGGTCCCGTCGTCTCCGGAAATGCGCTTTCGCAGGCTCCATCAACTCTTGAAGAGCGCCCACGGCGCGGGGACGCATCATTGCGTCATCATCGAAGAGGCTCACGACCTGCACCGACACACGTTGAAGAGCCTCAAGCGGTTCTGGGAATTGAAGGACGGGTTGCACCGGCTCCTTTCCATCATCCTGATCGGACAGACGGAGCTCGGGGAAAAGTTGAAGCCCGCCGACGCGGGGGTGCGCGAAGTTGTGCAGCGGTGCGACGTGCTGAATATCACCCCAATCGAAGACGTAGCGGATTTTCTCCGCTTTCGGTTCACCCGAGCCGGGATCGACTTCGGCAAAATGTTCGCCGAGGACGGTGTCGACGCGATCAAGGAAAGCCTCACCGTGGCGCAGGACCGTTCCGGCAATGGCGTGTACATGGGCTATCCCCTCATGATCGCCAACATGACCATCGCCGCCCTGAACCTCGCGGCGAGTGCCGGGGAAAAGCAGGTGACGGCGGACGTTGTGCGGATGGTGCGGCCGTAATCATCTTTTAGGAGCATATCAGCTTGCGGCTCAGGGGAGATAATATGACAGACCGAGAATTTGTGGAATTGGTGCGCAGGATGCGGCTTGCTCAGAATACCTACTTGTTGATTCGTGCGCCGTCCGATCTGAACAGGGCGAAAGACTTTGAACGTGAGGTCGACGAAGAATTGGAGCGTCGGAAAATGGCGGAAGCGCCGAAACAGACAACACTCTTTTGAGGGAAACGCTTATGCGGGACTCAATAACGGTCAAGAGAAAACGCGGCAAAATTACGGAAATCAACCTGACCGGCAAGGCGGCAGGAAGCTTTTTCAAAGCACTTATGCAATCCCAAGAGGAAAAAGACAATGGCAAAACGTGTGAAACCCATTCTGAACATCCCAGCGGTGACGACTCTTGAGGAAGCGGATGCGACGCTGGCGCAGATCGCGGCGAGGAAGCGGGAACTTGCGCTTATTGAGCTCGGACTGAAAGAGGATGTCGACGCCCTGAAACTCAAATGCGCCGAGGCTTCCGAACCGATCAAGCAAGACATTGAAGTTCTGGAACAGGCGCTGATCAGGTTCGGGGAGTCCAAAAAATCCGAGCTGTTCGTCAAAAAGCGCTCCCGGGAGCTCACGTTCGGCATTATCGGCTTTCGGGCAAGCTCCGCCGTCAAGACAATGCGGAAAACGACATGGGAACAGGTGCTCGGCCTTATCCGCGACGCGGGGATGCCCGAGTGCATCAGGACAAAGCAGGAAGTGGATAAGGAAGCGCTCCGCCAGCTTCCCCCGGAACGCCTCGCCGCCGTGGGGTGCAGGCTCGAACAATCCGATCTCTTTTTCTACGAACTGAACGAGACGGAACTCGCGGGAGCTGAATCCGCATAATGACAAACCGGGCGGAGCAATCCGCCCGGCTCCATATGGAGGGATACCAATGCGCACCACAGCTGATCCAAAGAAACTTGTCAGGGTGCTCCAGACGGGACGCCGCAAGCTCGGCATGACTGACGAAGAATATCGCGGGCTCCTTTCCAGCGTCACGAGTGGCCGAACGACTTCCAGCAAGGAGCTTTCCGGCGAGGAACTGGTCCGGGCGCTGGCGGCGCTCAGAAAGGCGGGCTTTCGCACGACGGCGGACCCGCAGATCAGGAAGATCAAAAGCCTCTGGTATGAAATGCACGATCTCGGAATCGTCAGAAACCGGAGCGATCAGGCTATCGAGACGTACATCCGGCGCATCACGCGGGCGCAAAAAATCGAATGGTGCTCCGTTGAACAACTCCAGCTCGTCATCGAAACACTGAAAAATTGGATTGACAGGATCGAGGAACCGGCGGCAAGGGAACACCTGCAACGTTTCTTCACGGAGCAGCAGCCCGCCACGGTCGTCATGCAGTAACACGCGCCAGTCGCATCAAAAGCAAATGGAGAATGTCATGAACAAGTATGATCTCGTACGGCGGCTCAGGAAGGAATGCGGAGCAACGGAAGAGGAGATGGAAAAGCTCGTCAAGGCCATGATCGACACGTTCACGGAAGCCCTTGCGGAAGGCGATCGGGTTTTCCTTCCCGGACTCGGGACGCTCACCCCCGTACCGCGTGCCGAGCGGATCGGGCGTAATCCGAAGACCGGCGGCTCCTGCACCATCCCGGCGCGCACAACGGTCAAGTTCGCAGCCGCGAAGCGTCTCAAGGATGCGTTGAACAGGTAG